GGTCGAGACATTCCGCTGCACGTGCTTGAATCTATGTATGACAGCATCGAAGTGCCGAAGAAGGCCGAAGGCTTCGACTACGTGTTCCACGTCCCGCTGGACTCGCAAATCTGATGTATGACATCAACCTGACACTACCGGGCTTCTGTCTGTCGGTGGACGTGAAGTTTCTCATCGCGTGCGGGCTTCTGTATCTGTTCGTGTGGGCGATGTACAACCTGTACATGAGTCTTCGCTACGGCACGTAGCAACAAACTTGGGAATGTGTTATAATACGCGTTCCCAAGTCACATAGGAGTTGAGTTGGAGTTTTACCTGAATTCCAGACAGTACGGCAACAACGTACTCGTAAGGGGGATTCGTGATGGCAAGCGGTTTTGTGAGAAAGTACCCTTTCAGCCGACTTTGTACAGTCGGGTCAATAAGCCTACGGGCTTCAAGTCACTGAACGACGAGAATCTTCTCCCCGTTCAGTTCGATAGCATCAACGATGCGCGTGAATACTGCCAGAAGTATCGAGACGTGGACAACTTCCCGATCTTCGGCAACAACGCGTATCAGTTCCAGTGGATCAGCGAGAACTACAAGGGCGAAGTCGAATACGATCTTGACCAGATCAAGGTCATGTCGCTGGACATCGAAACCACGGTCAACTATGGTTTCCCTGACTACTTCGATCCCAAAGAAGAAATCACGCTGATTACGTGTCGTGACAAGGTGTCGCAGAAGATCACGACCTTCTGTTGTTGGGACTTCGATCAAACGGAAGAGAACGCAGTCTACGTCCAGTGCGACGATGAAGCGGACCTTCTGCTGAAGTTCATCAACTGGTTCCACAAGAACTGCCCGGACATCATCACCGGGTGGAATACTGAAGACTTCGATATTCCGTATCTGATCCAACGTGCCCGTAAGGTCGTCGGTGAAGAAGTGGTGAAGAAGCTTTCCCCGTTCGGTGTCATCAAGCATCGAGACGTGGAAGTACAGGGCAAGATGCGGATGGTCTTCGAGATTTACGGCGTCGCGTCGCTGGACTATCTGTTGCTGTTCCGCAAGTTCGCCTTCCTGAAGTTCGAAGACGAAAAGCTGGACACCGTTGCGTTCCATGTGATCGGGCGCAACAAGGTCGATAACCCGTATAGCTCGTTCCGTGAGTTCTACGAGAAAGACCCCGAACTGTTCATCAAGTACAACATCGTTGACGTGAAGCTTGTTGACGAACTTGAAGCAGAACTGAAGCTGATCGAGTTGGCGATTTCGATTGCCTACATGGCAAAGATCAACTTCGATGATGTGTACTCCCCGGTGAAGATGTGGGACACCATCATCTACAATCACCTTCTGGACCAAGGCATCGTTGTCCCGTTCAAGAAGGAAACGATTGGCAAGGAAATCGAAGGCGCTTTCGTCAAGGAAGTGCAGATCGGCAAGCATGGATGGTTGGCATCATTCGACTTGGCTTCGCTGTATCCGCACATCATCATGGCGCTGAACATGTCGCCCGAGACGATCCTTGGCATGTTGGATACATCGGTTGAAGAACTGTTGAGTGGGGACCGTAGCAAGGTCCGACCCGGCATTTCGCTGGCCCCGAACGGTTCGATGTACGACATGTCGAAAGTGGGCTTCCTGCCCGTCCTGATGTCGAAGTATTACAACGGGCGCAAGGAAGTCAAGAACGAGATGTTGGCGCTGAAGAAGCAGTTGGAAGCAGAGCGTCACAACATGTCGGCAGAAGAGATTCGCTTGATGGAAGCGAAGATCACTGCAAAGAAGAACATGCAGCAAGCGTTGAAGATCGCGATCAACAGTGCCTATGGTGCATTGGCGCAGAAGTCGTTCCGATTCTTCGATACGCGGATCGCTGAAGGCATCACGATGTCCGGTCAGCTAATCATCCGCACGGCAGAGAAGACCATCAACGACTTCCTGAACGGGCTGATGAAGACGGCCAAGTACGAAGACTTCGTGATTGCGTCGGACACCGACTCGCTGTACGTGAACCTGTTGCCTTTCGTGAACATGGTCGCACCCGGCAAGTCAGTCGATGCCACGGTGGACTTCTTGTGCAAGGTGTGTGATGGGAAGCTGTCTAAGGTACTGAATGACGGCTGCGACACCTTGGCTAGTACCCTGAACTGGAATCTAGGCAAGATCGTCTTCAAGCGTGAAGCAGTGGCTTCTAAGGGCATCTGGATCGGCAAGAAGATGTACGCGCTGATCGTTCATGACAATGAAGGCGTTCGATACGAAGAGCCTGACCTGAAAGTGATGGGTCTGGCGCTGGTCCGGTCATCCACTCCGAACATCGTGAAAGACCCGCTTCGTAAGTGCATCGAAGTGATTCTGAACGGTGAAGAAGAGACGCTTCAGAAGTACGTGCGTGAAGTCGAAGAGATGTACATGAAGCAACCGCACGAAGTCATCTGCTTCCCGCGTGGCGTGAACAATCTGGCGAAGTACACTTCACCGTCGAGTATCTACGTGAAGGCCCATTGCCCGATTCAGGTCCGCGCATCGCTGCTGTACAACCATCTTCTGAAGAAGCATGGCATGACAGACCGTCAGCCGATTCAAGAAGGTAGCAAGATGAAGTTCGTGTACCTGAAGGAACCGAACACGCTGCGCGAGAATGTGATTGGTTTCACCGACAAGATTCCCGCAGAGTTCGACCTGATCCGGTACGTGGACTACGAGACGATGTTCAACAAGTCGTTCATCGAACCGTTGAAGAAGCTGACGCAGCCTATCGGCTGGTCCCACAAAGAAGTTGCAACCCTAGAAGGTCTGTTCGACTAATGGAATTCGAAACCCCAGAACTGGAAGGCGCAGAACCCCTTCCGAACATGGGCGCAAAGATTCCGAACTATGCAAAGCTGGACGTGAAACGCGTGCTGGTCTATGGTGTCCGCATCATGGATCAGTTCGAAAAGAAAGCTAAGTATAAGCCCATGCTGGCCCTGTTCCTGAACGAAGCAGACAAGGAACCGGTCGTCCTGAATCTCATGCTGCACGAAGTGTTTGATGATGCAGAAGTGATGGCCCGCATGGGCGTTATCTGGGCCAACCAGATGTTCGGGCATGTCGCCAAGACGGTCAAGATTTTCGACTACGAGACAGAGAAGCTTCGCACTGAAATCAACGTGTGGGAACTTCTCGAAATCGAAGAAGCAGTCGAAGAACTTCGTGAAATCTACCACACCAACAAATACAAGGTCCATTGATGGAACTCTATTTCCTTGCCTGTTTCGTGATCTTTCTGTTGCTGACGCTGTTCACCAAGTTGCATGACGGTGCGTACAGCATTGGCGATATGGTCTTCTGCGGCATCGTATCAGTCGTCCCGGTCGTCAACGTCATCGCGTTGCTGTACCTGTTCTGTATCACGCTCATGAAGCATCGCGTGTTTTCCGTGGTGCTGTTCTGATGAAGCGCCTTGGTGACTTCATCATGGTCGTGGACGGTGTGATCCCGCAAGACATGTGCGAGCGGATGATTGGACTGTTCGAAGGTGAGAACCTAAGCGACGAGAAGCGCGTGTCGCAGATCGAATGGGAAGCGGACTATCGTCAGTTCACCGAACTGAATATCACGGCCTGTGCGTCGCGTATCGATCCGTTGCAGCGCGAGTATGCCGACATTCATAACTTCTTCGTTGAGCGTCAGTGCGAAGTCTACAGCGAGTACAAGAAACGGGTCGGCGCAGACTTCCTGATCCCGATTGAAGGTGTTGGATTCGAAGGCATCCGCATGAAGCGGTATGCAGCCAACGACTACGATCAGTTCGGCTGGCACGCGGATGTCGGTGACTCGCGAAGCTGCAAGCGGGCACTGGCGTTCTTCACGTACCTGAACGATGTCGAAGAAGGCGGCGAGACGGTCTTCAGCAACATCCTTGATGATGGCGATGGTCTGGTCATCAAGCCCAAGCAAGGGCGCATGGTGGTGTTCCCGCCGATGTGGATGTTCCCGCACAAGGGCATGAAGCCCAAGTCTGGCCCCAAATACATCGTCAGCCAGTACGTGCATTACCTGTAGTTGACAGAATTCCCAAGATTGGGTATAATGTAGTTTCTTTGTGAAAGGTGATAGATATGGTCCACTTTACCGGCGACCAGATCAACGCTGGCTTCGAGCTTATCGGCGCGGCGATGATCTTCAACAACTGCCGCATGGTTTTGCGCGACAAGCTTGTTCGTGGTGTCTCGATTCTTGCGAACACCTACTTCACCGGTTGGGGAATCTGGAACGTGTTCTATTACCCTTCACTGAACCAAGTCTGGTCCTTCCGGGCTGGACTGTGCATCTGCACGGCGAATATATTATGGATTCTTCTGATGCTATATTACAAACACAAAGAGAAGATACGTAGTCCATATGTCGAAGCTGTTGGAGCGCCTGAAAGCGCAATCCACAATTAAAGAAAGTGCTGTCCTGACCGAATCGAAGCTGTACAACGCGAAGGACATGATTAGCACGCCAGTACCCGCGTTCAACGTAGCGTTCTCTGGCAAACTCAATGGCGGGTTCGTCCCCGGCGTCACCCTGATCGCTGGCCCGTCGCGTCACTTCAAGACAGGCTTCGTCCTGTTGATGATTAAGGCGTATCTGGACAAGTACCCTGATGCCGTGGTCATCTTCTATGACTCGGAATTCGGTACACCGCAATCGTACTTCGATGCGTTCGGCATCGATACGTCCCGCATCCTTCACGTGCCGATCACGGACATGGAAATGTTCAAGTTCGACGTGATGAACTACTTCGATCCGAAGAACAAAGACGGCATCAAGCGCGGCGACAAGGTACTGATTGCCATCGACTCGCTTGGCAACTTGGCATCGCGTAAGGAAGTCGAAGACGCGGTGAACGAGAAGTCCGTTGCGGACATGACCCGCGCGAAGCAAGCCAAGTCGATCTTCCGCATGATTACCCCGCACCTTCGCATGAAGGACATCCCGCTGGTCGCGATTCAGCACACGTACCAGACCCAAGAGATGTATTCGAAGACGGTGGTTTCTGGCGGCACTGGCGGCATCTACGCCGCTGACACGATCTTCATCATTGGTCGTCAGCAAGACGCAGAAGGTGAAGGCGCTAAGAAGGTTCTGAACGGCTATGACTTCGTGATTAACGTCGAGAAGTCGCGCTACGTCAAAGAGAAGTCCAAGATTCCAGTCACGATCAGCTTCAGCGGCGGTTTGTCGAAGTGGTCTGCCTTGTTCGATTGGGCGCTCGATGGCGGGTTCATCACCAAGGCCAAGCAGTCGGGTCGATACAACCACGTGGACATCGAAACCGGCGAAATCGTTGGTGACGTGTTCACCAAGAAGGAAACGAATAACGCTGACTTCTGGTTGCCGATCCTTACCAACAAGAAGTTCCAAGAGTACGTCGAGAACACGTACAAGCTTGGTGAAGCGAAGATGTTGACCGACGAAGAAATCGCTGACATCTACGAAGACCTTGAAGAAGTGGAAGTACCCGAATGAGTAAGACGCTACCGCGCTATGCGCTGATTGAGTTGGACGGCGAAGAGTCGTGGTGCGTCAGAATCGGTTCCGGTGATTACGCTGATGTGGTGTACAAGTACAACCATGTCCGCGTAGTCGAACCGGATTCAGATGACGGCTATGCCACTCTGAAGTACAACTATGAAGTTCTGTACCACGCAGAACTACCCGAAGAGAAGTTTGCAAAGAACCCCGCGTTCGAAAACTTGATCGGGGACATTCTATACGAATTGATTATGTCCTTTGAAGAGAAGCAAGACGATCAACAGTAATACATGGAACGCATAGAGAAGACTATCCTGCAAAGTCTGATCTACAATGAAGGGTACATGCGCAAGGTGTACCCTTTCTTGAAGGCTGAATATTTCACCGATCAGATTGATGCGCAGATGTTCAAAACGATTGCCGGGTTCATCAACACGTACAACGCGTGTCCGAGCAAAGAAGCAATCGAGATTTCGCTACAGAACGACAAGACAGTAGGAGAAGACAGCTACGAACAGTGCATCGAAGAACTGCGTGAATATTCGGCATCCGAATCAGTCGATCAGTTCTTGATTGACGAGACGGAGAAGTTCTGTAAAGACAAGGCCGTGTTCAATGCCATCACACGATCCATCAAGATCATGGACGGCAAGGACAAGGAAATCGGACAGGACGGCATCCCGCAGCTTCTACAAGATGCCTTGGCTGTCGCGTTCAATACGAACGTGGGCCACGATTACTTCGAAGATGCAGAACGACGTTTCGAGTTCTACAACAAGGAAGAAGAACGGATTCCGTTCCACCTTGAACTGTTGAACAAGGTCACGAAGGGTGGACCGCCGAAGAAAACCCTGACGTGTGTTCTCGCGCCGACCGGTGCAGGTAAGTCGCTGTTCATGACTGATTGGGCTTCGTACCTTGTCAGCATCGGCTACAACGTCCTGTACATCACGGCGGAAATGGCAGAAGAGCGCATCGCAGAACGTAACGATGCGAACCTGCTAGATGTGCCCCTTGACCAACTGAAGAAGATGGACAAGGACGCGTTCCTTGGACGCATGGGTAAGATTCGTGCGAAGACCCAAGGCCGGATGTTCATCAAAGAGTATCCGACATCGAGCGCACACGTAGGCCACTTCAAGGCGCTGTTGAACGAACTGAAGGTCAAGCAGAAGTTCGTCCCCGACATCATCTTCGTGGACTACATCAACATCTGTCTGTCGCAACGGTACAAGGCTGGCGGCAATGCCAACAGCTACACCATCGTCAAGGCAACAGCAGAAGAACTGCGCGGTCTGGCAGTTGAATACAATGTCCCGGTCGTCACGGCCACGCAGGTGAATCGCGATGGTATGGACAACAGCGACATTGACATGACAAACACATCCGAATCTATGGGCTTGCCGATGTCACTGGACATCTTCTTCGCACTGATCCCGACCGAAGAGTTGGAAGCGATGAACCAGATCATGATTAAGCAGTTGAAGAACCGTTTCGGTGACATCAACTACTACAAGCGGTTCGTCGTCGGCATCGACCGATCCAAGATGCGTCTCTACGATGTCGAATCGAGCGCACAAGAGAACGTCGCAGCCGGTGCGCCCGAGAAGAAGGGCTACGAGTCGGACACCTTCAAGCAAGCCGCTGAAAAGGTCGCAGCCAAGCCCAAGCCCGGATTCAATTTCGACGGAATCAAATTCTGATGGAACCCCGGCCAATAAAGCCGATACCTTCGCAAGCAGAACTTCGCGAGAGATTTCATTATGACGCACGGTCTGGTGAACTTCTCTTGCGAAAGAATGGTGAACTGAAGAAGACTGGTTATCGCCATCGAGAAGGGTACAGGGCAGTCATTATTGATGGCGTCAAGTACGCTGTACATCGCCTAATTTGGGTGTACAACAAGGGCGACATCGAAGACCCAACAATGGTCATTGACCATATCGACGGCGATGGATACAACAATCGAATGGAAAACCTTCGATTGGTAACACAAGCGGAGAATGCCAAGAACACCGGCAGGAATCCTAATATCAGAACCGTGTCGAAGTACATCCGATATTCGGAGACTACGAAGCGGTTCTACCTTCGGATGTCATGCCTAGATTCATCAAAGCAGAATGTATCGAAGCGGTTTGGATCATTCGCCACACTCGATGAAGCCGTCAAGGCGAGAGAGCGCGAGTTCCCCGCT